TAACCGCCGCCACGCTAGCCATTGTTCCTATCAACACTATCATAACCTCTGTTGTCATTTTAAAATCCTTCGATACTGCGTAACGTAATATAATAATATTTTCAATTTAATGCAAATACGTGTGTATAGGTCGCCAATAAAACGTTATTGAATTTAACTGCGTCCTGCGAGACGCACGTATATCTATGGCAAAACGCACAGCCTTACCATATCTGTCTTCAATCACATCTAATAGCTGCTGCCTCTCTGAACGTGGCACAAATGTGAGTATGTTAGTGTTAGTACCTAATACAACAAGATTTTTATAAGGATCGTAATTATCAACAGTCGGCGGATACAAAAATTCTTGCAAATGCTTACGCAACAATTCTGAATATCTTGAAGTTCTATCGTCAAATACATCTTCATGATAAGTTATCAGCGATACCTTTATCTCTCCTTTTGAAAATATATTCAACAACCCCTTCCTTATTCTCTTCAATAATGTTTCACTTCCTGCAAAATACTTGCTACGAAATTCACACTCCACAGGCATCCAATCAAAAGGCGGGAATTCAGGTCGAGGCTCCCCATACATCAAGGCAAACTGCCTTGCCATCCGAGCATCCAGCACAACATCTTTATCCGAATAAACCCTTTCAGGATAAGGCTGTATTATCCCACCTATTATCGTCTGTGATACAGTATCATAATTTGTGTATATCTCCTGCTTCGGAGACAAATAAGGCGTTTCTATGTAAAAACCAGCCCATACAAACTTCTCCCCCTCTATGCCGCCAGCATACGGCACACCATACGCCCTTGGAAGTATGTCTGCACTTCGCAACTCACCAAAAGAATTCGTATAATACTTCCTAATAACCTGTCGTGGGTCTATTGTTCTAACATCCCATACGCCATTAGGAACACCCTTTATGCCAGTCGTCTGATAAGCAAATTTCGTTACATACTGCTTATCTAAACTTATTACGTACAAATGACCCAGTATCTCCCTTGTATGTCTTTCCCAGTTCCTTGACGAATCGCCTTCCGTCTCTATCCTTACATCTTCATATCCACCTTGCTCTTGAGTATCAGTGTATATTATTCTTTGACTATTTGTGCCAACAGGATAATCTCTTGTCTTGATAGCTTCCGTCATCTGAGACGGCATCATAGGTATGTTCAAATACAGCTCCTTATAGTAAGGATTATATCCACATGATGCCTCCCTGATATACTCTATCGGATTATTTTGTAGAATAAACTTCAGCTCTTCCCCAAACAAACCATCAACATTGCGTATAGTCTGATTGTCAAAACTTGTAAAGCCCTGAGATGATAAAAAGTACAATACATTGTCAACTCTTATTAAAGTATTCGGCGCTATACATCCAACAACCGAACTTATTTCGTCTGTCCTTGACAAAGGCGGATCCTCTGCTTGCACGGCAACCCTGTGTATAGAGTTCTCCTTAAATATAACCAAGTTGCCTTCTAACGACGCAAGCCCAGTAATACGGACACCCCTGTTATCCCCACTTCTATACTCAGCAAAATTGTTTAACTTTATCCAGTCTGGTCTATAAGGCTCAGACCACCTCAAACCATCCTCATAGTGCTGAATGTCAGGTTTCGTACACCCTAACGACTTGCCACCTTCCTTCCCGTCATCAACAAATATACCCTCGTCTTCTGGAGACACACTACCTATATACTTATAGTCAGACTTCTGTGGCTCAACACCATCAACAACACTCGCCCTGTAAATTTCCAACTCCCTAATCGTATCATCATATTTTGACGGCAACATAAACAAAACTACCGCCTGTGGCGTTTCAGGAGAAGCAGAAACCGTAACAGTCCCAGGCACATACTTCTCAGGAGACAAATTGTCAGCCTCGTCTCTATACACATAAGCATACCTAAACATGCCAGGCTGCACAAACCCCTTGTCTTTTTTTTCTCCTGTTATCACAATGTAATTTGTTGATACATGCCCGTTGTCAACGTTTAACAACCCCATACTCTTTCTAGGAGCAAGCGACTGGTATATCTCCGTAAAATTCGCATAATACACTCTCTCATTCAAAGCTATGTTAAAACGAGAAAATATCTCTTTACGAAGCCCGTCGTAACTCGTTGGATTATCGCTGAAATCCAAATTGCTATCCATCACGTCGTCAAAGAAGAAAAACCCATCATAAGTCTCCTCCTGCCCATCCTTCTTTATAACAGTTTTTGCTTTACCATCAGCATCCCTTTCTATCTTAACATGCTTTACTAACCCAAACGACATCGGATCCCAATCATTGTTATGAGTAGCAAGCGTTCTAAATATCTTCACTCCCTTTGCCCGTCTAGGTATATCCTCATCTCTTATTCGCAAAGCAATACGAGGACACTTGTGAATAAGCGAGCTCGGGAAATATGACGTCAGCTGTTCTACCCCCACAAACCTAGTACCAGGCAAATACACCCTCACATCGAGATTGTTAAGGTATTGCGGACGAGGCACGTTACAGGGATAACCTACTGTCTCCGGTTCCATAATTACAAACGCTCTTCTTGTAAATGACGGGTTAGTTACCTCACTCCCATACCTATTAGAAATATTTAAAATGTCTTTACCCGCTATTTCTGCTCTATGCTCTGAGGAATACACTATTGAATAAGTCCCCCAATATAAGTACCTAATCACGTATTCAGAAGCTATACTCCACACATTATTAGGCGAACACAAAACTAACTCGGCTACACCAGACAAAATAAGGCGGTCTAACGCCTGCTGATCAACCGGCGCAGTCCTTAATAAACTATCTCTACTGTCTTTCGATGCCCTAAATAATGTAAAAGGTCTAAACTGCTTCGCAGCATCCCAGTCAAGAAGAGCTATATCGCTGCCCTGCTGGTACACATACTCAACCGTGTCCTTTACAGGATACGGAGCGTCAGGTCTCAACGATATATCTTGATATGTTACTACATTAAAATAAATAGCATCGTCAGCATTGAACACGTCATCCGAATATACATTAGCCTTAGCGTATAGCAATTCATGCAAAAATTGACTTCTTTGATATGATGGATACAAATACTTGTGATTGTTAAACAGCCCCGGAAAAACTATCTGTCTCTCTATATAAATATCCTTATAAGGACCTTCCCTCCACACATTCTGATACGCCAGCCGACATCTACCCTCAGGATCAAACACAGAATATTTTTGATAACGCTTTCTGCCAGGAAACATTGGAACTTGTATATACAAAGCATTCGATATATAATACTTATTTTTAGCATCAAGCATCTTGTTAAGCTTTACACGACCTTCACTCTGGGGTTTCTTATACCACACCATACATCTGTTGTTAGTATCAAGATGCAAATCGCCTTCATAAAAAATACTACTGGTACTAACCCGCATTTCGCCCGATGCAGCAACAACTACCAACTCGGCAGCTATGCCTTTAAGTTGAACGGTCTCTGGAGAATTCAACACTATCAATGTTGCAAAATCAGCGTAATCTAATACTTCCCACGAATTAACAGCATCAATAACCTCGCCATAATCATTATACCCAGTTGCGGTTTTTATCCCAAACCTATGTTGCTGACCATCATAAAGCTTTTTCTTTAAATCAAAAACAATCTTACCCAAAGACGTCAATCTCGGCTGCCCGTTACCACTAACAATAACAAGCGGGGGCACTAACTTCTGAACAAACGAACCGTATATGTCATAATAATACTGCGGGGCATTAACCAGCGTCTTCATCACATCGTCTTTCTCATAATCAAAAGGGCGCTTATAAGGATACCCAAACGCCCCATGTATATCTTCATCCCTAACAGCTGACCACAACATATCGGGAACTACCAACTCCGCAGAAGGCGCAGAGTACACGTCATCACCAAAATCCCAGACAAACCTGTATCTCCACACGCCTAAGGGAACCATCTTCCCATACTTGTCTTTTACAGATAGCTCCTTTATCCGTGGGGCACGAGTAGTTTTCTGGAATATTCTGTCTAAATCACGATATAATTTATAACCATACGTCTTGCCAGAACAAATATAATAAGGAATTTCATACTCTTCCCATACATATACATCTGCTATCCTCTCTTTCTTATATTCTCCATCCTCATCTGTATATTCTTGCTCTTCAAACTCTAACTTACCAAACAAGTTATCAACCTCACTGTTGTTGTTAGCATTTGTAAATATCTGCGTTTCTTCCGTGCTAAAACCTATCTCTGTATGAAGCACATCTCCAAAATCAGTTTCCCTACCAACATATAACTTCTGCAAACTTTTTATTAGTGCCTTAGACTTATTGTAGTTCATCTCTGCCTGCGATTGACACAGACTGTAAGGATAATTTTCAATATTGCTAAAATAACCATCACATAAATTATTGCTTGTTATTTGCGTCATCTTTGGCAGCTTGAATTTATACAAAGCCATTCCTTGCCTTACCTCATAATTCTTCTCCCCAGCTTTTTCCTGAAAATCTAACTTTACAACGTCAACATCAAATGTCTCTAAACAATTTGGTCTTATCCTTAAACTATGCTTCGGCTTTTCACAAGCACTAATGTCAGTTCTGTTTGCTTCATCTTCTATTATCTTATCCCCGTTTATTTTGTCAGAAACAACAAGCATATGCCGATACTGATTCATATCAACATACTGCTTGATGTAGTCATCATCCTCATGCCCCCATATACGACTGGGAGGTATAAGCGACTCGGTTTCTATTGTATATTCAGGCATTAATTTATTAGGTGCAAAAAGAGGTCGTGCAGAAGTTTTATAATTTCTATAATACTTATATGTTGATTGTGGAGACGTTTCAACACTACTGTCAAACCTGTTTATCAAATCCTGGTAATCAGCATCATTGAAATTCACGCCAAGCAACTGGTAATTAGCAAGCAATAAATTTTTATACCTGCCGGTAAGAGGAGAAAACAAAAACGACGCATAGTGATTTTTCTCGTTGCCCATTACATTGTATTTTATTGCGTCCGAATTCCAATCAATATTATCCTCTGCTTTTACCGGCACAGCCCTTATCATATAAACCATAACCCTGTCGGTATCTATTTCTTCCCACTTAGACGAAAACACCATCTCCCCTATGCCAATAATCCCATTATTCTCTAGCATTTTACGTATAGGCGAAATAGTATCTCTTATTTGCATCATATCAGGATCAAGTTTTATAAAAAGTCCGTATATATACCCATCACGTGATACAAGCTTCCCAACCTTCTCCATCCTAAAATTCAGTATATCACGGGCAAACCCGTCTTCTATCAAAGACGGGTCTGCCGCTGAATTCAATCCTTTAAATTGATTTATTTCCTGTCTTTCATAAGACATTGCTATCCTCTATTCATATATCCCATAATATTACCCATAATACTCGGCGTAATTGTGTTCTGCTGTCGCTTGCGAATCTCCTGTATGGATCTTTCGTCTAACATAGTAACAGGATTTTTAGCAGCATTTTTCGCTTCTTCTTCTGAGCGATACTGATTGTATTTTTGCAGGTAATAAGGCATTTCTTCATAAGAGTATGTTACCTCTTTGGGAGGCAAAGGAACCCCTCTTTCGTAGTTTGTACCCTTAACCCGTAATATAATGCGATTTGTCTGCTCGTCAGGGATTTCTTCTATCGGGCGTCTTTCTCCCCATTGCGACATCAATTCCTTCCTCGCTTTCCTGTACTCCATTTCGGCTTCTCTATCCCTTTGCTGTAATTCTCTTATATGGTTGTAATCCATAATAATCTTCTCTAATTCATCCGGCTTCATATCAACAGGTAAATTCCCTTGGTATCTGTTTACTAGGTTTTCCACAGCTCGGCGCGGCGAATTCCCTGACTCAGCTTCATAGCGAAACGCGTCTCTAAAACCAGCAGGCAACGATCCTATCACATTACTTAAATACCACCTTTCCGCTTCTGGATTGCGTTTATAGCGATAATACTGCGGTGTGTTATTGTCTGGCATAAATCCTCCTATTGCTAATAATTTAACTAAAAGGTGCAAACATATAATCTGCAACTGCTTCTCTAAACAATGTCGGCTTAGTTTCTATCGCTCTTTGAATCGCAGCCATAAACTGTTCTTCATACACACGATAATTAGCCGAACCTTTTGACTGTATATATACACTTAATACATAATCTACAAAACTAGTCTCAAACGGCGCAAGCGAAGGCGTAATTCTTGTAGTAGTAAACATCCGCATAAAATTCACATCCAAAGGATACCACGGCTCCCAATGCTCTGTACCTGCCGATATAGGATAAAGATCAGGAATATACCACACAACAAGCTCATTCCCCTTGTACTCTGGAAACGTCAACAATTCACGACTGTAAATAGTGGCAAGTCTAACATGCCCCCTTGCTCTCACCGCTGGTGCAGTTCGCTTATGCGGAATTCTTAACTCGTAATCTGTTGGCGTTTCCAAATACCCCATCTCCCACTTATCCTTGTTCCTTATAAATTGCTCATAAGACTGCAACAGGAATATTTCCTCTTCTACACCATACGGCGTCTCATGCATTGCCCTTACATCTATCGGTCTAATCATATCATTAGGAACAATAAAAACCTCCCTGTTACCGTTTACCTCCTTCTGTATTTTTACAACTTTTTCGGCATACTCCGTCTCACGCTGGAATTTTTGTATCCCCTGCGTAAGCATACGCATAAAGGAATACTCTGTTATATCAAGCTTTTCTACATAAGCCTTAACTCTATCTTGGAAATCGCTATATAACTCTGCAAATGTCGAAGCCATATCTACACTCCTTCTTGACTCGGCAGCTGGTGTATAGACTGCTGCTTTAACATGCGATAATTATCTATCACCATACGCTTGTAAGTTTCGACCTGCGAAACCATACTCTGTTTTAAGCCTATATAGTCTATATCGTTCAAACAGTACACCATCGCCTGCTTCACCGCATATTCCTGTAAGTCTATACTTAACACATTCTCGTTTTCATCTAGCCTGTCAAAATCTGATAATGCAACAATAGCCCATATCTCTACTTGAACCAGCCCAGCATTGAATATACTCACGCCATTCTCTTCTAATCCTGCAATATAGCATATATTGTCTACACCACCAAAGTCGTTATATTGCTTGCTGTCTATCACAAACACTGGTCTATCCACATGAGGTATATTGAAACAATGTGTTTTTACGTTATGGAATTCCTTTTTATGCAATCTACGAGCTTCTCTGTATATCCACCTTCCGTTTTTCATCCTGCCTATCCATAACGTTTCCACATCTATATAATCGGGCGGCAACTGAAACGTTCTAACCTCAATTGGCACATTATAGTAAATATGAACCATACTATCAACATCAACAGGGGCACTTGCCGCATTAAGCAAATACACATCCCTACGTCCGTAACGCTCAGGCATTACAGACAAAGTTGCCATCTGAACATCACGCCTTGCTTTATTTACATAATTCAATATAAGCGGGTCATTAAGCGTTGACGTTACGCCAAGCCTGTTCAATCGTAATTTTATCTCGTCTATATACTCTCTTGCGGTCATATTCTCCTATATCAATCTTTGTGGCAACTCACCTGGCACAGGCGCCGGCGGTACAAGTGGAACCTCCGGCAACACAAAGGATTCGAGAGCCCTCTGCTGAGATTGCCTTCTATTTATATACTGTTCGATAACAAACATCCTTTCTTTTTGTATAGCAGAAGCTATCTCCTGCATAATAGCGTTATCCACCGTCCTGTATAATACTTTCTCCAAAGCTAGCAATATAACAAGCTCTTCATATTCATACGGCAAGCGCAGCTGGGCATTCGGCGAATAAATTCTCGGAGGTATCATATAACAATCCATAAAGCCCGATACTGCGCCCACCACGTTATAATCCCATGTATTAGAAGGGTGTAAATACAAGACCCTTCCCCAGATCATATAAGTCGGATTGTCATAAGTTGACTGATTCCATATCTGTTTTCTTTCAGGATCCTGTATCGTAAACCACTCTTTTACATCAATTCGCCTTGCCTCACGATACGGAGGACCTCCGTTAGAAGACAACATTACCCGTATCGGTGATATGAAATTAACATCGAGTAACATCTGGTGAGTTACCTGTAAAGTCGTTGTAAAAGCCCACTCCTTCAAAGGTAAAGCAATCATCATCGCATATTCTAGTCCCTGGTACACATACGACGCCAGTGTGTACCAATCAACATTCTCTGGCGTCCTATGACGACCTGCACGAACAATAACTTCGTCTATTACCTGTTGTAACGTATATCTTCCATAAGGTATCATAAATTACGTCCCAGCTGTTTCCAAAGTCAATCTCTGTCCGACTTGCGGAATAGCTATATCTCCTCTTTCTAGCTCTCCAACATCAATATTGTTAGCCAGCTCGGCTGCTAACATTGCAACCTCTGGATGATACTCCGCAGGCAAAGACAGAGGAACATCAACGCTCCCATCTAAACTATACTCAAAAGGAACAGGATATGCAATGTAAAGCACATCACACACACTGTCATCAGAAGTTCCTTTTGAGAATCTTACGTAAGTCTTCATAGTTGGAGGCGTGCCGTTATCCATCTTATGATAATAAGTCCAGTATGCCGAACGCGGCATAGGAGTGTTATATACTATGCCCGGTGCCTCATAGTTTATAAACACTTCATAAGACAAATACTCTGCCGCCCAGCTATCATACATATCATCGTCTGGTAAACTGTAAATACGTGCCGCTCTTGGATATAAAAGTATCCTTGACAGCTCAGAATTGTTCGTAAGCCCGAAATCCTGTTGATACAAAGTCCGCAAAGCACGTTCGTCATCCATTCTGTGATACTTATCTATCATAAACAACTGCGCTTGATTTATACAACGATTTATCTCGTTTATACCTAAATACCACAAGACACCGTCATCAAGCAACATACGCACCAACGCTACCGTTTCAGCTGCCGTCATCACCCACCCCCACGTCTTTGGTTACCCATCAATACTTCAATAAGTTCTTTCAGTTTCTCGACATCGTAAAACAACTCTATAAGAGCCTTAGGAAATATATTGTAGTGTGTAAATATATGCTTTTTTATCTTGTATTCACGTTGTGTCTGCGTTTCCTTCATTCCCAAAAGAACCGCAGCATGCCCGCATATTATACTGTCATACACATAATCAGGAAAATCTACCTGCGTAAAATCACTCCTCGTGTCATCGCCCAAGCTCGTAAGTCCAATATAAGACGGACGCCTGTAATAATTAAGCTCTACTTCTGTCTCGGTATTATACTCAAATATTCCCCTGTATAAATCCTTTATTATAAAAACACCAGCATGGACAGCGTTCTTATACATATCAGCAGAAGCACCAAGATACACCCTTGCAATAACAGGCATATCTTTATTTACTCGCGCCGATACGTAATGCAGATAACCCTCAGGCAGAGTCATCCATCCGTCGTTAACATCTGGATTAGGAGACTGAAAACCTGTTGTAGTATGAAGTCCTGCTAGTAAATGGTATAACTTTAATCTTAATACAGTGTTAATAAATATTTCTTGCGATTGATTAAGAGCGATAGCTATCTCTACATCATCCCAGAATCTACCCTGATGCGAGACTGTTTCTACATCTCTAAGTATCTCCCGCACACGTATAAGAAGTCTATCGCCATTCATTCATTCCTCTACGGTTTTAATACAACGGCGGCAATTTTGCATCTCCCGAAGGCATTCCAGGCACAGCACCACCGCTTTGCATATACATATCCGCATCATCACCAGCACCACCTCCGTACACAATGCCAGGCGGCACAGGTGGCTCGCTACCCATCATTACAGGCGGCTCGCTACCCATCATTACAGGTGGCGCAGGCGCAGCATCAGGTGGTGGCGGCGCATTTAATACAGGCAACGGTTCTGGTGGCGGACCGCCCAATATATCTCGTTGACGAAACGCATCCTCCATTGCTCTTAACTTATTATCAAGCAACTTCTGCTGTAAGTCTATCTTAGAAACTAAATCCATCAGAGCCATTTCCTTTTGCTGCAACATTTGCAGTTGCATAATATTAGCAAGCGTAGCCTGCATCAGTTCCTGTTCTTTCTGACGCTGCTTAACAGTTACTATAGCTCTGTTATATTCTTCTCCTCGACGATTAATTCTATCGTCTCTGGAATATGCTAAGTCAAAAGACTTTCTTATCATAACGCTTTACCGTAACTTGGTTCGTGTTCTTCTGGATCTTTTGTAAATTTGCTTCTATATTCTTCAAGTTTTTTACGAGCAACCTCAGGATAATCCCCCTCGAAAAATTCTATATTAAACAAAGGATGCGATCTTAGATACTCTATTGCTTTCGGAACGTTAGTTGTAAACGTGTACATTCTAAACTGCAATATATTGTATTCATCCATAAAAACAGAAAAACCTTTACGCATAGCCAAAAACACAACAGGTTTACCGCTGCCATCCATCCATTCTGCGATATGTCTGTTTGTCTTGCCCCTAACGTTTTTATCTGACGATGACACAATAACTTCTAACTGGCTACCATTTTTATCTAAAACAGCCTTTTCAACAGTTAAGCCTTTACTCATATGTTCCTCTTGATAGTTTATAAATATAATTCAAGGGGGGCAGAAAGCCCCCATACTAAACATTATCCACCAGACTGTTGTGACGAGGAAGGCTTGCCACGCATATAACCAACGCCTTCTCCGATTTCTGTCTGCGTTATACCATTACGTGGAGTATATCCACCGTTATCCCATCGATGATAACCAGTAACCTCATCACCGTACTGTAAGTGAGCTATCTTGAAGGCTTCTTTACGGGAGTCGCTACATTCATCCGGCGGGAACGTAATAGCGACCGTTCCGCTACCCGTAAACGTAGTTACAGTGCCGTCAACTGCAAACTTCTCGCCAGCACGATACAACACTCCCTTATATGTTACAGGTCCATATATAACTTCATAAAAAGTTCCTGCTTTGTTGGAAAGCGTTGCATTGCTTTTAAGCAACGGCGATTCTACAAACAGTCTTGCTTTTGAAGGATCTGTTGGATCAATTACCCCAAGTCCACATTTTTCTTTACGGTTTGCGCCGTCTGGATAGATAACGGCTAGCTCTTTATCAGGAGCATTTGCATACTCACCAAAATCTATCTCATTGCCACTACCGGTTGCTGTTGACGGGTTACCAACAACCAGTTCGTTATTTCTAAACTGGTACAATTTTTTACCAGTCTTGGAGAATAGAACTGTATTTGCCCATTTACACAAGTATCTCATTGTTACCTCCTATGTACGCAATATTGCATGTGTTTGTTCTAAGTGCCAGGCTATTGAGCCTTGCCATTCAACTACAAGTTTGACGTCTCTTTCGTCATTGCCCTGATACATACGTGTTGTGAAATCTTTCACGATACGCTGCTCCATTTCAGCTGGGTCAATTACGAACATCCAGTTTTCAAGAGCAGTACCTTGACGCAGCAACTCGCTTCTTATGAGTTTCAGTTCAAAGCCACCTGGCATTACAAAAGTGTCCATATCTAAGCCGACCTTTTTATCGCTTGGGGCTGCGCCGTCAAGACGTCTGTAATGTTTAAATGCTTCATTAAATCGCATAAGAACACGACCGCCACAAAGTGCGATTTTCTTTTTGCCGTTAGGGTTATATCTAAACGCCATATCATAGCAGAAGTTATTGATAAGCGATTCAAAGTCATCAACGCTGTCAGGATTATAAACAGCAACATTCGTATGTACTGCATGGTACAAACCGTTCATATGTCTTTTTGGTCTGCCGGGTATAGTGCCGTCGAAGGCTCTTTCACCCCAAAGCAGAGTATGTTCGACGCTCATTTTAAATTCGTCTATCATTTGTTCTTGCTGGAATGTCCAGTCAGGGGCGGTTCCTTTTGTCTTAACCCAGTACCGTTGATCTTCTGTCATATGAAGAACGGCTTCTTTATGTTCTACGTAGTTACAGTCGTAGTAGTAATCACGTTGTAGCGATTCTGCTTCTATGCGTTGCGATTCGTAAATTGTTCTTCCCATATAGATAACATCTGAGGTTGTAAATGCTGCAAACGGCACTTGATCGACAGTTCTTACAATAATACTGCCTGGCTCAGATGTGCTTGGTGTTGCGCCTGTAAATTCTGTTGGAAGCTCGTAGCGGCTCTCGTTGTTTACTGACCGAGTCATTGATGACGTAGGTGTCATAACAACTTCGACAGTTTGACCAGTTGCAGCGATAAAGAACTTATCCTGCGGGAAGTATGGCATAGTATCTCTTGTAGAAGGTCTACTGGGCTGTGTTAAAAACAGCTTAGCAAATCTTGCTGCACCCTGACCAATTTGTGTCTGGAAATCCTTACCTAAAACCACACGATTAACATAATCGTAGTGATCAAAAATGTCGTATTGAATTGTTTGTATCTTGTGGTTTACAGGTTTAGGACCGCGTTTTAAATACTGTCCTAACGTAATTATAGGGGTAGCTTCCGGGCGTAGTTTCCTTATTCGTTCCGATATATCCTCAACAAGTGCACGTGGGTTAATGCTTGTAGAGGAGCGCACCCCTGGTCTGATAATGTTATTGTACTGTGGCATAGTTTACCCTAAATTAGTTATCCAAAAAATTCCCTTATTCTTTCTAATCTTTCTGCCTTAGAAGCACCGTCAATTTTTTCCTTTTTACTGTCAAGGCTTCTACGAGATGCTCCGACTGGCTTTACCGACGGCAATGAAGACTGTTTAACGTAATCCCTAGTAGCAGGTTTAGCTTTTTCTTTTTTGCCTAATGCAGTTTTAATAATTGTCTTAGCCTGTGCTTCTCCTATCATTGTTCTACGAAAATCTACACCGGGATATAATATTTTCAGCGTTTCCGCTATTGATTTCAACTCTTGCGGCGTCATAGCTGTTGGGTCGTATCCGTACTCAACCAGCGCCGCTTCCATCACCGTATTGTTGTGATTATCTATGTATTCTAATTGTTTTATTTGTTCATACTGTTGTTGTTTTTGTTGCACTTGCTGGACGTGTGGCAGCACAGACTTAATAGCTTCCTGCGCCGCCTTGCGTGCGTAATATTGCACTTCTTCTTCCAGAGACTCAAACACAGGTGGTTCTTCTTGCTCTTGAGGCTGAGACTGTCCGCCATTTGCATAATAGTTTTGTATTACGGGATATAGTTCTGGATGTCGTTTTAAAAACATACCGTCTATAATATCTTCTGGGCGGTGTTCGCCGAGTGATTTATAACGTATGTATTCTTTCAGCACATCGTCATCACGAACTATATCGATAATAGGCTTATATGTTTTCAGGCTTTCTAAATCTGGATCACTTATTTCGCCTTTAATTCTTCTGTTATATTCGCTTCTTGGCAAGTGCATGAGCTTGCCATCAACGAAGGTGCTAACATAATCTTCATCGCTTTCTTCGCTTTCATCTTCTACGGTGGCATCTGGCGTCATTGTTTCTTCTGCTACTTCGCCCTCGTTTTCTTCGGCATCTAAGACTTCAGACGAGTCTGCGTCTAAGGCAGCATCTTCTAATTCAGCTTCTGCGCCAGCTTCTTCAATTTCTTCATATTCTGCGCTATCGTATGAGAAACCCATACTTTCCTCCTTTTGCTAACAAAGATATAAAAATTTATGTAATATGCAAATATTTTTTTTCATAAGCTAAAAATTATTTTAGTTGTATCTCTTGTGCTTGTTGCATAAGAGCGAGTTGTTGTTGCATTTGCTGTAAGGCTTGTTGTTCTGCTTCTTCTTGTTCGGCTTGTTGTTTCATTTTTTGTAGGTTTTCAAGTTTAGTAGCGACTTCTCTTGCTTGTCTTTGTATTTCTTCATTTGATGCAGCCATTTCATCTCCTAATTCATATTGTGCTTTTAATTGTTTACGAGCGATAGATGCTTCGACTTCACGTTTTATTTTTTCTTGTTGCATCATTTGTGCTTTTTGTTGCATATATTCTTTATAGAATTCGAGTTGTGATTTTATTTCTTCTTTTTTAGACTGCGGCAGGGATGAATATTCAAGGAAGATAGGAACAGTTATTTCTGGTGGCAACTGGGCTATTTGCGAGAATTGCAGTATTTGTGTAAAGTTACGTTCTTTCATTGTTTCGGATTTGATTGCTTCATCAACAATGATATCGACTTTAAGTTCTTTGAGTGTATTCATAAGTTGTGGTGTAAGGTTAACGTAGTGGACATCTTTATCATCGCCTATAATTCTCATTATTTGTCTTTCGCTCATAAAGTTTTGTATGTACCACACTATTATTTGTGTTATTCGCAATCTCCAAAGTCTCAGTGCGTCGAATAGTGGCAATTTAGAGACGCCGCCTTGTTCGGCTCTGGCTATTACTGCTCGTCCTGACTCTGCGGCATTTTCTTGCAAGCCGAGAGAATTACGACCTCCTGCGTAGTCATTCATGCGGCTTATGCCGAATTCTATATTTTGGAATATTTGTGGGTTAACTGGGTTATTTGGGACGGCGTTAAGGGCGCCGTGGTTCATTACTGGGATAATTGGGGCTGTTTTAGAGATTTCTCTTGCGACTGATTCTGCTGTCCATCCTCTTTTAAGGAGGCTTTCCATGACTGTGATGACGTTTTTATGGGAGGCTCCGAGCAGGTAATCCCATTGGCTAAACGAGCGGTTGATAAGTATTTGTGGTGATATAAGTTGATCTACGAATGACTGGTAATCACCGTGGGCGAAGTATGGGAAATACGGAACGTATGGGAAATCTGGCAGGATTGTCATTTCTCTTACAGCCAGGAAGTTACCAACAACGACGGTAAGCATAAGTTTAGTTTCTTGTTGTGTTGTAAACAGGACTCGCATGCTACCGTCTTCATAGACGATTGGTATTCCTTCTTCTGAGTATCCTTCTACGATTCCTTTATAATATTCTTCTGCATCTTTTCTGACGTTAAATGTTTTTATTTCGCCTGCTATATCGTCAATTACCATGTATTTTGCTATTTTTACTTTTTCGTAGTGGGTAATTTCTTCGAGGATATCTTTATCTTGCGAGGAGAATCTGTTAGCTGCGCTAAGGGAAGCCATTTGTTGTTTGAATAGCGGTATGGTTTGGGATAGGTTTCCTGAGGTAGCTTCTTTATCTATTTCATCTGCGAGCCAGGGATATTTTTCTTTTGCGTCGAGGCGAGTGATAAAGGCTCTTCTGGCTATCCATCTTGCGTCGCTTAGGTCTCTTTTTATTGACTGTGCGTCGTAGTATATTTCGTTATACGGCACTATTTCTACTTTTGGGTATCCGTATGTAACGTCTGAATCTTCCCAGTAAACTGCGCCCCATCCTACGTTAGCTATTATACCGTCTTTAAAGACTTCTGTTTCGATAGATTCCAGATCGTTGACTTGGGATACCCATTTAAGGATGAAGGTAAGCAGTTCGGCGGCGGCTTCATCGCCGGGTTCTCTTCCGACGGCTTTAACGTCGAGGCGAGTTTGCATTTGGACGCCGATGAGGTGATCGACTTTATGTTTAACTTCGTTGAATACGTAGGGGATACGACGTTGTTGTTCGTGGGCGAGTAGTTCTTCTTGTGTTAGCTGGCGACCGAAGTAGAAGTCATAGTTTCTATTTGCTTCTGAGTGTTTTTCTTGGAAAATATGGCTAACGGATTCTATATCTTCTCTGACATATTTAATTATTTCCTGTTCGTCTTTAGCTGACAGTCTATCGACTTTAACGAGTGGTTCAAACGTTGGCATTTTTCGTCTCCTAGTAGAACACGTTTCTTATAGTTACTTTATTGAGCCATGTTGTATGTTCGAGTGTTTCGCCTCTTTCTACTGCCTGAATAACTATATCGTTATTTATTTTTTCATCTGGGGGTAATTGTAGTGGGATTGGGTATCCGTATCCGCTTGTTAGTGCGTAGCGGAGGGCATCGGCGAAGTCATCTGACATATTTGTATCGAGGTCTTCTTTTTTTCCTCTGCCGTATGGTGTATATCTAAGTGTTGGTATAGTTTCGATGAGACCTGGGCAGCAATCGAATATTTTAAGTTTACTTTCCATCCATGCTTTGACTATTCGCCAGCCGTTTATTCTGTCGTTATTAGCTGGCAGGACGGGCAGACCCGAGTTAAGGAACATATTGCCGTATGACTCATCGTATTCATAGCGTCTATTATTGGTAAACATTGACGGATCTACGAACATAACGAATTGTTCGTCTTCTGAGAGCATTATTAGGTCTCTTATTATAGTTTCGACTGCTTGTGTAGAGGCGTATTCACGGTAAACGTACACGGTATTAGTTTCCGGATCTTGTGCGGTCCACAGGCAGACGCTTGGGTGTTTTGATGAGAAGCCTAAGTCGAAGCCGGCAACTCTTTGCCAGTGTTCTGGTATAGGGAATGCTGGTATTACATTTTTATCTGGCTGCCAGTTTTCAAAGAAGGTACCTTCAAAGACGTCCCAGTCTCCGTCGAGCCATGCTTTTCTGAGGTGTTCTGGCAGGGATTTAAGTGTGTTTATATATTCTTCTGACAGGTATTTATTATCTTTAACTTTTGATTCGATGAATATATATTTATCTTTATACAGCAGTTCGCCTTCTGTCCATCTTGTGTAATTAGGTCTTATAAATCTTGTTTTGAAGTACATATCGCTAACGCCGCCTGGGTTACCTGTCATAAGGAGGGTTGGGATGAAGGTTGAGTCTATAGTGGACCTTAGTGATCCCATAAGTTTAGTGATTATGTAGTCATCGAAGTTAGGGGCTTCATCGATGATAAGGTATTGGAATTCTACGCCTTGTGCTTTTTCGGCATCTTTTGAGGATGCGATAGCTTTAAATATGAGTCGGCTACCGTTATCGAAGACTGCGATTTTTTGTTGTTTTCTATATTTGTATTTGAAGACATGTTCTGGGAATTTTGACAGCATGGGTGCGATAAAGACTTCTTCGAGTTCTGGGTATGTTTGTCTTACTATCATTATGCGGATATTTGGGTATCTGATAGCGGTTATGATAGCTGACGCAAGTGCTAGGTATGATTTACCGCCGCCACGGCTACCGCCGAAGAATATGCGGTAGCCTTTACCGATGTATTCCATCGCTTTTTTTTGGGTTGGTTGCAGGTCGATATATTCGCTAAGTTTCGGCATTATACTTCTAGGTCATCAACGAGTTTATCATTAGGATCTTCTTCATTTCTTTTGCGGTAAACTATATATTTTTGCATATTTACGACGGCATTGAATGCTTTTATTGCGATTTCTTGTGTTTCGGGGGAGCTAATAATTTCTCTTAGTTGTTTTACGCCTTCGTAGATAAGTATATCGCCTGCGACAGAAAGTTGTTCGAGGCTAATTCTTTCTGGCAGTTCTACTGGTTTTCTCATCATATCTGATTTACGTTCCATAGTACAAATATAAATAATATTTTGTATTTACAAAATATTTTTTTTAAATTTATATTAAGTAGTTTTACCACAAATTAACCACATTTACGTAGGTAGGAGCCACATATGGAAAGATCGATAGGGGAAACAAAGATAGACTATGAGGTAGCTGGGAAGGTATTAGAGGATTTAGGTTTAACGATGAGGTTTATAATGGCGGATATAAGGGAGAAGATGGGTAGTGGGGTATGTAGTGGGGTAGATGAGTTTAGGAAGTATGAGTATATATTTGGGAGGGTGAGGCATAGTGCGTTGATATGGGAGATGAGGGCGCGGATAATGGCGTTGGGGTATATGGTATGGGATGGGGTAGAGGATAGTGAGTTAGTATTTGGGTTAAGGTGGAGTGATTTTTATGATGAGAAGTTTGGTTTAGCGTATATATCGCCTGTGATGTATAGGGTATTAAAGTTAGCTGAGGGGGAGATAGGAGATTATGTTAGGGCGAGGGTAGTGAGGTGGTATAGTTACAAGAAGACGATAGGGCAGTTAATAGATTTATCGAGGTTAGAGAGGGTATCTTTGAATAGGGTTAGTGGGGATGGAGTGCCTTTATTACGGGAGTTGCATAGTATATTGGAGGGATTAGTATATCGGATAAAGGATGAGAGTGGGTCGAGGGTAAGGTTGATAATGGAGAAGGATAATATATTAGTGGAGGTAAGGTATAGG